TATCTAACCAACCCAATAGGGCAAATAACACTTGATTTGGTGGGTTAAATGGTACGGGCATAGCGATTTTACGAACATCATCTACCCCTGGCGCTCCCTCGATTTCAGTAACTTGTGTAACATCGATAGTTTGGGATTGCCCCGATATCTTTCCACCTTTAAGCTTAAGCATTGTTGGTGCATTGTTAATGTGTGCGCTGTCCTAAAGAGCACGCAATGCGCCAGTAAGAGCAGCAGAAAGACCGCCGATGAGATGAGGAAGCCCAATAGCATAAGCACCCCGCCACGGTATGAATTTAAATTCAATAATCCAATCCAACTTAGTACATGATTCATCGCCGTTCTCCCAGTTACGATATAGCCCTAAACATGCACTTTCGTTTTCATCAATCATCAAAATATATGGCGCACGCTCCCCTTTGGTTATTGCATCATCTTCTAATTCCAACCATGTATAGATGTGATAAACACGGCGCACACCATCTACGTTTTCATTAGCATTACCCTTACCCTCAACCCTATTGGTAGCTTTTTGTGATTTGGATTCATCTGGTTCTTGCGATACACGATATACATTTAAATCCTTATATAAGCCCTGTGATACACGCAAATCATATTCTTCTTGGGTAATATCTTGCACTTCGGTAACACGCATAGCGGTGTAGAAGTTTCCCGCAGCAAACGGTAAATAGATATTATCAATTGGTACAAATTCTGCACAAGGGCGACGCTTTTGGTCGTCATACCACATTTTTAGGTATTGCGAACCACCCAAAGGTAATTGGGTAAGCATTTGTTCTTGTTCATCACGGTATTCTTCAATTTGTTCCGTAAGTTGCCAATTCATATAATCCCGTTTGCGTTCGGCACGGGATGTTTTTTCTTCGGTTACTTCACCAATAATCTTTGTTCTAACAGGTCCATCAGGGGGAAATAATTCTTTGATAGCACGGGCTGCGAAGTCAACACAAGATTCCGCCATGACTGGGTGAACAACCTTTGAAGCTCCCATGAATTGAGCTCCGCCAGGTGCATCATCCCCAAGCCCTGTTCTTCTAATTCCTTCTTCGTATTTCTTATCACGGTCTTCCCTTGCATCCTTATCCTTTTCAATCAAATCAATATATTTTAAAGCTACCGTATCCAATTCATAGCTATCTATTTCTTCGGCTAAGTTTTCATAAAAATCGGGCGTATCTTCGGGCGTTTTTAAATCTTCGGTGCGAACAATTGCCGAACCATCGGGTTGTTCTTCAACTTCGTTAAAATCTTCTTCAAGTTCGTAAATTGATTCATTATCCGTAGATGCTACGCCATCAATAAATCGATTGAACTCTTGCGGGATTGGCATTTCGGGCATTATCTATTCCTTGTATTTAGTTCGGCACGCATTTTGGCTAATGATACAACCTTACCGCCTTTTTTTTCAAACAAATGCAATTGTGTACCTTTTGCCCCATCGCTACCACCAAAACCACTTCCTATGGGTTGTAATCCAACCGTAGGCTTTTGGGGTAATCTTACGGTTTCCCTACCTAACCGTTCATTAACCGTCTGGGTATTAGGGTCTGGTTTTGCATTTAATACCATATCTTCGTACAATTTTTGAAATTCTGGTGTTGGAAACCTTTTCTTTACTTCCCCGCCATCTTGATAATAATCTTCCAATGCATAGTTCTTGATGGTTTCTAAACGGTTATCCCATCCCTTTTTAAACCGTGCCTTAGTAGGATTCTTTGCGGATTGGTTATATCTTTGTTGGCGCATATCTAACATCTTTTCTATATCGCCATTAGTTGTTTTTACAATATGTTTAGCAAATGGTAATCCTTGGTTTACCGCAGCATCAAAGGCAACAATTGCTGGCTTTACATCCAAGCTATCGGCTTGCAATGGATTCCAATAGTTTTGGCGATATATTTCCTTTGCGTGTTCGATTGGCATGTTCCTTACATCATCAACCGTTGCTGGGCGTTTTAAATATTGTGAATAGGTGTTTTGTTTAATACCGTAATTTGTTGGGGAATCACCCTTCACATTGTTGTATCCGCCTTCTATTGGCAATACAACATTCATAGCTTGTTCAAAGTTATCTACTTTTGGTTGGGTTGTTTGGGTTGGTTGCGTTGTTGGCATTGATGTATCCATACCCGCATAATTGCCCATCGTATCAAATACAGCACCATCTTGCGTGTTGGCTACACCACCATCGGCAAAAGATTTTCTATACCCAACTTCGTATCGTGGTGATTGCCCACCGATAGGTTTATTGATTCTTCCATAAATACCCGATGGATGTTCAAAGCCAACATCAACACCTGCAAGTTTGTTAATCCTTCCTTGCGGTGTTGCCATCGATATGCCAGTTGCACCCAAACTTAAATTGCCATTATCAAATAATTGATTATGCCCTACATGCAATAATCCCATATCGGTTGGGGGTAAGCCACTTCCTTCGGGTATGCGTGGGTCGGTAGGGCTAGTCATGCCAAATAACGAAAATGGCGCAATAGATTGTTCATCTTTTTGTTCATCATTTGCTTTTATACTTTGATTTGCACGTTCCGCAATCCCACCATCTTGCATTCGCACCACACCGCCTTTCTTGAAGCTAGGTTGCCCACGTTCAAGAAATTCTTTTTTCATTTCGGGTGTAATATCAATGGCATTTACAATTTCTTCTTGCCCAGACTTTGCATCAACAATTTTATCCTTATGGGCTTGCACACCAAATCGTTTTAAATATTTATTAAGAAATTGGGCTTGTATTTCATCGTAGAACGCTACCATTCCACGACCATCCCCAATGCTAATATTTTCACCCTTAATTACTTTTGGTGTGGATGGTTTTGGCAATCCAATTGCAGATTTTAAAGCATCTTTATGGGCTTCTTCAATTGTTTTACCGATACCATATACATTGTTATTGTCAAGTTTATTTATAAATGGAACGATAAATGAACCATCTGTAGATTGATAATATTGGTCTATGGGTAAATCTGGGTTTTCAATTATTAAATCTTCTTTTGTAACATCTTTATCAACAACTCCTTTGTTTGCCTTCATTTGGTCGGCAATATGGCTACCAAAATGGTCTTTTAAATCACTTTCAGGAAGGGTTCGATATGCTTGTTTTTGCCCATCTGGTTTTACGAATGATATTTCATATGAATTTTTATCGGGGTCGTATTTATAATGAAGTTCTTTAATATTTTCTTGCAACAACTTTTTGTAGCGTTGGGCTTGTGTTTTACCCGTAGTCCATACTAATTTATCTTTACCTTTTAAAGCTGCTTGATACAATGCTTTTTTCATTAAATATTCGTTATATGATTTCTTTAATGGCGCATCAGGAATTTTACTCAATCGTAAATTTTGTACATTAGTATCTGCTTGCATTGCAGCGTCCATAACTGGACGATATTTTTCTACAATTTCTTTTAATTCATTTTCAACTTTAGGGTCTGGTGGAAAACCACCTTGTTCAAATAACCTTAATGCACTTTTTGCATTAAAGTATTCATCTTTTATTAAATTCCATTCGGTAAGGGCTTTATCATGGGCTTCTTTAAGTTTTATATATTCTTGTTTCTTTTGTGGTGTTAAATATCCATAATCCAATGGCACTAATTCATTAGCTTCTTTTTTGGTTTTACCTTCTTTGATTAATTCTTCAACTTTATATTCCCGCCTTTCCCTAGCCTTTTGATGTTGGTCGGATTGTTGTTCTTCAATCTTTAAAGCAGATTTGCCTTCCTTGGTTGTAGCATCTTGCATCCGTTGATGCATCATTAAATCGGTGCTATCCCTAAAATGCGGTGCATCATAATAATCAGACATATCTGGATTGTGATAATGATATAAATGTTCTTCATAAGTAGGTATTCCCTCGCCATAGCCACGATATTGCGTATATTCCGTGTTTGGTTCAACATCTTCATATTCGGGTTCAATCAACCCTTGTTCCATAGCATGAGAAAGCGCAGCGTCCCGTGCATCACTTACATCCCTATGGCTTCCTAGAAGGTTTCCTTCATGGTAAAGATTTACATCACCACCATAATTATCCCCAAATATTTCGTAATCATGTTCACCATGTTTTATTCTAAATGGTTCATAATCTTCAACGTAAATATTCGCTCTATCATAAATAGCGCTATCGTACTCTCTTTGTAAATCCCTATTATTTTCTAATTCTTGTTCATAATCTTCTAAGCTAACCCCATGTGATTCGGCTAATTCTTTTTTAACTTCATCATGCATATCATCGTTATCATGGTAATGAAAATAAATTTCATCTTGATATCTTTCCCTATCTAATTTCCTATCATTCCAATTTTGTTGAAAATCTTCCATTGGTACTTCGTAATTAGGTTCGCCCTCATCATCAATATTTTCATTGGTAATTTTTTTATCGCCGATATCAATTGGATTTTCCTTAAGATATTCAAGCATTTGTTGCTTAGTTACCTTTGGTTGTTCTTTCAAAAAGTTTTCAAAACCACGGTAAGCTAATTCATCTTCCTTAACACCTTTGCTTTTAACCATGTTTAACATTTGTTCACCAGAACCTTTTTCTTGCGGAAGGTTCATAACAATTTCATCTAGCTTTGAATACATACCCTCTTTTATCGGGGCTTGTAATGGTACGTTAGCGCCCTTTTCTACAGCATATAACTTGGTATCTGGTACTACGCTTCCCAAATCCATTCCACCAATCGTTACCCGTGGCTTACCTTCGGTTCTTGCTAGATAATCACCAAAGCTTTCAAATCCTTTTTGTACCTTAGCACCTAATACTGGTTCATTATCCGCACCAAGCCGTGTTAAACCTTCTTGGCTTGCTTGAAAATCTTCGGGTAAACGCTTTAGTTGCCTACCCGTTTCTATTGCCCTAGCGCCCAATACTTGTACATCCGATGGCGTTACCGTACGGTTCTTACCCATAAACATTAATTCTGGCAATGGACCTGTTTTTGATGCCAAGTTGCCCAATGCTTCATTAATATCGTTTGCATACTTAGATGTAGGTTCGTAATGTAATTTATCCGCAACATCATCCAATCCCATACCTTTGGCTAATGCTTCGGCATAACCCGTTCCCATCGATAATAATGTTTGTGGTAATGCACTAGCACCCGATACATCTAGTAATGCTTGGGGAATATTAGTAGCCGTTGATTTCGGCGGTTTTACGGGCATCGGCGATTGACCATTAGGCATTACCTGCCCAGGCAATAAGCTTAATGCTTGTTGTGTTCTATTGTAGGATTCGGGTGTACTGCGGTTTTGTAATGATTTTTGGCGAACTTGTTGGTTTTCTAATGCCAACTTCATCGCATCTAAATCGGTAGTAGGTGGGCTATTGGGAATATCGCTATCCCCGTAAAAGTTACCTAGCTCATCGTATGGCATAATCACCCCCGTTTTTCCAATAATTATATAGCATACGGATTGATTCGCCTAGGCTTACTTTCATCAATATACATATCGCTATCATCGCTAATGTAATCTACGGTTAGGAATCCCATATCCCTAAGCATACGCAAAGCTTGGGTTAATGCATCTACATAATCATCATGGCGCACTTCGGGGAATGCACATACTTGGTTTAGGAATGGTTCTACCCAATCCCGCACTTGGTTCTTATGTACGCCACTTTCGGGCAAGTAAACCAATCCCTTAGCAATAATTGGGCTTACTAGGTTCAATCGTGCGGTTTTATCCGCCCGACCTGGGTTATATGAGCGCACGTTCAATCCCGCCCGTTGTAAATCTTGGATTAAGCTTATCCCCGCCGATTTATCTTCAATCAATATCATATCGGGCTTTTTGCCGTTGCCAAATTCATCTGGGTCGCCATATACGGTAGTTGCTTCATCAATCACACGGGGGCGCAAATCGGGATATTGCATATGTTCCGACCAACAATCGATTAGCATTGCCGACATCGGTTTATCAGGGCTTGGGCGGAAAATGCCCAATACAACGCAAGCGGTAGGGTCGTTTGTTGTTTTATCGCTAGTGGCGCAATCGTAGCTTTGTACAACATATTGGAATTGTGGCAATGGCTTATCGGCATTCCATAGCCTAAACATATTGCGCTTGATAATACCCGCTTCTTCGGGGTCTAAAATTTCAGCATTGATTTCCTGCCTACCAACCGATGTGCCTTCGTATTGCAAAATTTGATTCTTAAATGTAGGGGCTAGGTTATCTAAGTTATCGTAAGTTGTTGCTTTTGTTACGATTACATCTTCGCCATCACGGTTTACAAGGTCGATTATCAAGGGCTTGGGCTTTGGTGTAGTAGTACACAACAATATAGGGCGTTCACCCAATCGCATCCCAAATTGAATCATATCCCATGCTTCATCAAGGTATTCCCATGCAGCAAGTTCATCTAACCATCCGCCGTGGAATTGAGGTCCACGGAAGCGTTCGGGTTCGGATGCGGGAATGCCCACAATCATGGATTTGTTCTTAAGAATGATTTCATTATCGGATTCACGATACTTTTCGATGATTCCCTTGGGCATACATGCTAATAAGCCAGATTCACCAGCAAAGCACACGCCCTTCACATCTTGATAGGTTGGTGCGGATACTAGCCATCGTGTTTTGGGGTTATCCCATGCTAATTGCCATATGGTTTCCGATGCATACCGTGTTTTACCGCTACCACGCCCCGCTAGGAATAAATGGATAGTCCACCAATCATCATCTGGCAATTGTTGGAAATCATGCCTAGTAATGCGCCAATTGGCTTTCTTGATTAATACTTCAGCGGAAACTTTATCTAACTTTGGGATGATTGCTTCTAATCCCCTACGGATTTCTAATGCATCCGCAACACTAAGCACTAGCCACTTTCTTATCTAGGGTGGCTAGGAATTGTTCCATTGCTTCGTTTGCATGATTGATATCTACCGTACCGCTTAGTTCAAACTTTTGGTTTTCACGGTATGTTGCTGGAAAGCGAGCTGCCATAATCTTAGCCCATAGCCCTGCATTAATCTTCGAATCATCCTTGCCCTCAATGATGTGTTCCTGAGCCTTATCCTCCCACCAGGCTTGGCTTAGACGGTGAGCTTCTTCTATGGCATGAAGAAATTCAGAATGCTTTTCCCGCCAAGTACATAAAGTTCTATAAGAAACAAGGAGTTGCGCTGATATTTGCTCTAAGGATTTTCCCTGTGCGCCGAGCTCAATAACCCTAGCACAATAGATAGGGTCATAGGATGATGGTCTACCTACAGGATTAGGTGTTTCATTTGTAGGGTTTGATTTTTTTGTAGCCACAAACTTTATTCTCCAAAGTTATGTTATGTGGCTATTATACACTAATCACACCGTTCGATATCCCAATCACGCAATACATTTTTCATATCACGTTCTTGCGCCCAAGTTAAGCGGAATTCTTTAGGGTTAGAAGTAGCCTCCATGTAATAAACATGGTCATGGCTGTAAGGGTATTGATGGCAAGCCTGTTTAATAGCATCCATTGGGTTTTCCGCAATGAAATGGTCATCCCAAGTAATTACCGCACCGTTACCGCATGTTACTTTGATTGCATATATGCTCATTTGATTCTCCTAAAAAACCACCCGATGCGGTATGTAGTTACTGTAATTGATATTATCCATTTGTGCAACAATTATTTTTAGGGGGTTTCCCCCCTTTTTTATTAATCAGCACGACTTCCCCAATATGATGGAATATTATGCTTTTCTAATACATCGCTAAATGCTTTAGCACCTACTTCTTTGATAACCATGCTTTGTGTACCGTTTCCAGCTGGATTCCACAATAACCAACCCCTTGACCAATGCTTAGAACCAATCTTGTTCTTTCTACACCAACCCGCAAATGGATGCCTACCGTTTGTTATTTGCACCCATGCGAAACCGCAATACATTGGTTCGCCATTCTTTTCAAAATAAGCTTGTTCGGCTTGTTTCGCAGTTTCTAATGCTTCATCGTAAATCGCTTGAAAGTTTAAAGTTGTTTCCAATTTATTTCTCCTAAAAAACCGCACTATTGCGGTATGACTAGACTTTATCAACGATTATCCACTTGTGCAAGTGTTTTTTAAATTATTTTATAAGTAGTTTCCCTAAGTTTTGACTCCAAATATAGATTGGCTTTCTTCTACCGTATCTTAACCGTATCTTGTAAGCATGATAGGCATTAAAAAGCTTAGTAAATCCTTTACTTTGCCTTCGCATTGCCGACATTCTAGTTTTAGAACGCCTAGGCTTTAATTTCCTAGATAACATTAATTACTTGCTTTTTTTGCAATATCGTATGCCAAATTGATTAACAATGGCTTTAACTTATCGTAATCGGGATGCGCTTGAAAAAATTGCGCTACGGATTCCAAGATTTGGTCATCGGATAACATCGGTTTTTTGAATTGGCGAACTTCTTCGTGCATTACTTGATTCATGGTTTTAAAGCCTTCCATAATCAGTTCTCCTTGGCATTTAGGGCAAATACCCTCATGGTTTAATTTGTGTTTAAAACATTGCTTATAGTGTTCTATCATTTTAACATTTTATTCTTGATAATTTCGTGAATTTTTTGTCGATATTCGGGCGGAACATTATCATCAACAATACTCCAAGCGACCATCGTAGCTTGCGTCCAAGCCTCTAACCATATCGCTTTAGGCTCGGTTAAAAATTCTTCTTCAGCCTTTGCGGATTTAAG